CTTTCATTTTTGTGCCCATTTGCTTGTATCCTTTCCAGCATGCTTTGCCGTCTAATCCTTTTTTCTTAGCCATTACCTATTATACCCCTTGCCTTTAGTTGCTGCTCCACAACCTCTAGCCATTCCTCTTTTTTTACTAGCTTTACCGCCATTTTTCAATTTTTGTTTTTCACCACCACGATTCATTTTTTGCATGCCTCTATTCATTACGGTCTCCTTAAATGTTTTTTGGTGTTAGTCATTGACCCACCGTTAGTTTTCTTTACCATATCTGAATCTTTCATGATTGATCCATCTGGCATTCTATGATAGCCTTTAGGTACTTCACCACCGTTTCTCATACGTCTACGGTTAGCGTTACCACCCATCATCTCTTCAAAATTAGCTTTATTTAACATTATACACCTTTAGTCCTTGTGTCTGAATCTCTTACGTCTTTTAGTATATCACGATAATCTTTACGCATACCTTCTTTTTCTTTTATTAAAGCTTGTTCTCTTTGTTGGGCTATTTTCATTTCTGCTATAGCTTCGGTTGATTGTTGTTTTAGTAAGTCAACTTCAGCTTTTAATTGATCGCTTTGTGATTTCTGTTGTATTTCAGCTTGTTTTAATTGTACTAACGGTTCTACTTGAGCGTTTTGTTGTGCTTGTATTAATGCCTGTTCTTGTCCCGTTACTTGTTGAGTAGCTTGTGCTGCTGCGGTTGCTATCTGGTTCATTACTTCTGGTGGCATTTCACCTTCGCCCATTTGTGGTAAAGGTTGACCTATAGCTTGTTCAATCTGTTGTCTATACTTCATAGCTTGATGCTCTTGTATATTAGCTTGAATCGCAACCGTGGCACTTTGATTTTGTTGTACCATTGGGTTTTGTAAGAATGAACTATGACTAGCAATATATGCATCATGATTCTGGAACACATACGCCTGTATAGGTTGCCCTGTTAATGCTGCTTGTTGCTCTGTTATTGGGTCACGGGCTGGTACTTCCGCTTGAGGCGGTAATAAAGCGTCTATGTTTTTAACTTCTAGAGCTTCGTACATACGTCTGTATGCTTCACGTAAATCATGTATTTCGGGTGCTGCTCTAGCCATTTCTAGTTCTTGTTGGGCTAACATTACCCTTTGTGCCATACTGAATATGTTTGGGTCACTTACGGGTACTATATCAACTTTAGCGTCAAAATCAGTAGCTTTTATTTCTCTGCTAGCTCCTGGTACCTCGTATGGGTAAACAGGAGGTAAACTCTTACTAAATATATTAGCTAGTAGCCTAAATTCTTTTTTCTGGGCATAATGCATACGTTTATGTATAGCACTCATTACTTTACTGCCCCTTTCTAACATAGCTACTGTAGTACCTACTGGTAGCTGTTGAGAGCCGATATCACCGACATTCATGTCCGCAATTGAAGCAAAACGTCTTCCAGAGTCAATAATTACGCCTAATAATTGACTTAATACGTTACTAGGCTCTTTATAGGGTAAAGGCATCAATGCATCACGAATTACTCCGCCTGGAACGTCAACATCTCTAAATTCTCCTGGTCTAAGTGGCTCATCTTCGCCTTGAACTCTCATTCCACGTGCTTTAAAGCCTGCGGGGAGGTTACTTAGCGTACCAGCGTCTACTAATTGACGTAAAATCGCGGTTGCGGACTTAGTTAGTCCTCCAATCATGTGAATTAGCCCAAATCCGTAAAAACCTAGCCCTGGAAGGAACTTATAGTGTACAAAATACTCTTTTTTATTAAATAATTCACTTTCTGCTTCCCAATTACGTCTTATTGACAGTATTTCACCCTGTTCTTCTAGTATTGTTACTACATAAGGCACCGCAAAGCCATAATCATCAACTTCTGACAGCTCTAAATTGACATGCATCTCTAAAACTGTGTATTCATCGTAGTCTGTCATTGATGGAGCTATACCTTGTAGCTCATCCATCTTCTCTTTTGCTTCGTTATAGTCTACATCGGGGTTAGCTTCACCTATATTTACGTTACGGTAAGTACCGTTTAGCTGTAATTTCTTTAAATCGTTGCCCGTCATGGTCATAGTGTGAGTAAAACGTGGGCTAGTCTCTAAATCTACAGTTTCATAAGCTACTACTAAGTTCTCAGCCTTGACTAAACGGCTGGTAGCTCTACCTAATAAGTTATCATAGTAGACTTTTTTAAATGCACTACCCGCTAAAGGTAGGTAAAACAGTAAACTATCCATTTCAGGGTCATATTCTTTCATGACTTCTGTTATTTGATAGTTCATAAATTCTTTAACACGCTGGTTTTGACCAGCTACTTCTGGGGTTTCTGCCCCCATGACTCTAGTTTTTACTGGACCACCAGGAGGTAATAGTTCTTTATAAGACTGAGCCTGAAACTGGGTGACAGCTTCACTTAATAATGGGTGATGAACACCAGTGGCTCCAGGGAATGGTTCTTCCCTCTCTTCAGTTTTAATACCTAGTAGGTCTAAACCTTTACTAAAGGTATCAAGCCAATCTTGTCGAGATTCTTTGTCTGAATCATAAGCTTCTAAAAGTTCACTAGCTAATGTGGATAAGTCTGAGGAGTCTAGTGTCTCAGCAAGATTAGCCTGATGATCGGTAGCGGTTACTGATTCTGATTCAAACATAGGTATGACGTTGCCGTCGGGACCTATTTCAAAAGCAGAAGTCATATCGCCTTGTATATTCATTTCTTCGGGAAGCTGTACTTCCATCCCCATGTTTTCTTGGGGTGCTTGACCTTGTAGCATGTCCATAATTTCTATGTCTATTGCGCCGTTTTGGTCAATGTTTGTTTGGTCTTTTTCTATAGCCATGGTTAATAATAACTTACTTTACGTTTGTAGTATAGTTCTTCTTCCTCCCAGTCACTAGGTAATCTAACGAATCCACCTTGTCTAAACCTAAGCATAGCCTGAGTGGTTGAATCTACTAAGTCGTCGTGATCCCCAGCGGGAAAAACGGCACACTCTTCAATAACTTCATTAGCCCATTTAGTATCTGGTGCCCATACCATACCCGACTCAAAAAGTGGGGTACTGGCGTTAACTCTAGCAATCTTATCATTTCCTTTACTAGGAGTAAAGTTCTGTACGGGTATACCTATATTCCTTAGTTCTTGGGTAAGCGGTATACCACTAGCTTTACCTTCTATAATTACTACGTCGGGTGACCAATCGTGATATTGTTCTAGGGCTACGCCTTTAAGTTCAGGGAATGAGTATTTACCTTTTATACAATCTAATAAAATTATGTGGGCTACTGTACCGTCATATAGTTCTTCACCTATGGTGCCTTCTGGGTAAAATACTCCCCATGTGGTAATAGCTGAATAGTCCGCTGATGAACTTTTTAAAAAAGCGGTATCGTAACTTTGAATAAGGTAATCACACACGGGAGGTTTTTCTTTATCCCACTCCATCCACCATTCCCGCCTGATTAGTGCACCTTCTTCACTGGTCGGATTCTGCATGTATTGGGCGTGCCATTTAGGACCGCCACGTAAACTAGCCTTTACGCCTTCTAGTTCTTCTATTTTCCAGTACTCTGGCCATAAGGGTTTACCGCTAGGTAGTATGGCAGGTAGTTCTATAACTTCCCATTGGTCAGCTTTAGGGTCACGGGCTGCATCTTTTAATAATTTACCTGTAAGGTCGTTTATATTCCAGCGGGTCATAACTATAACTATGGCTCCTCCTGGCTGTAACCTTTGACGCGGACCACTAGTATACCAATCATAAGTATCTTCCATGGACTTTGGGTTCATGGCGTCTTGTTCTGAATGCGGGTCATCAATAATAAATAAGTCCGCACCCCTACCCGCTAATGCACCACCAACACCCGCAGCATAATACTCACCTTTTAGTTTAGGGTTGGCTTTATCTTGGGTTTCCCATTTACCTGCTGCTTTTGAGTCTGGGTTAATTAATACATCAGGGAAAACTTTTTGATAGTCTTCCGTTAACATTAAGTCCCTAATCTTACGACCAAACTTAACGGCTAGGTCTGCGGTGTGGGTCGCCTGAAGTATTTTCAGTGAGGGGTTACGACCCACAAGATACGCAGGAAAGTAATGAGAAGCGAACTCACTTTTAGTGTGACGCGGAGGCATATTGATTATTAGACGTTTTATTTTACCTGTGGCTATACGGTCAAAAGCGTCAGCCATCTTTTTATGGTGAGCCCCGCCTATAAAACTTGGCCACTGGTTTTTAACAAAGTTCATAAAGCCACTTTGACAGCGTTCAACTTCTTCTATTTGTTCTAACCTTTCGGCTAGTTCTAGATGTTCTTTTAGTACCGATTCGGGTAATTCGGTTAAATTAGAGTCCATAGTTCAACGGCATTAAACTAGCTACCCCACCATTTTTCATTCTAAACGTTTGAAAAGATGATTTTAATTCTGGGCTAAGTATTATTTTTAAATACTCTTGACCATACTGGTCGGTGTATTCTGTAGGGTTAAGTTTTACTCCGTAATCTTGTTCAGTTTGTTTTATAGCTTTTTTATAGAAATCATTATAACTTTTAGCTCGGTTTATACTTCTTTTATCAGGTTCGGCTTCTAATACTCTGACCCAATGGTTGTCTTGGTTTTCTGCTACGCCTAAGAATTTACCATCCTTGTCATAGTCAAGCTTGATGCCATCTTTATCTTTGTATTTTTTCACTATAAAAGGAACCATTTTAGGCGGTATTATATTCGTATCACCAGAAGG